CGGAGGCTTCTCTGGAGGGCGGTGAGACCGAGGACGTCGGGCACACGCCGAGCGATCTCATGCAGGACGACGCGATGGAGACGTCCCCGGTGGCGTCCGACCCGCCGGTGATGACCCCGGAACTGAACGAGTTCAAGACGATCCCGTCCGTGAACCTTCCGGCGCAGGAGGCGTCCGCGCCCGCGCCGCCGATGGAAGAGGAGGACGACGGCGTCCTCTTCAACGACGCCCCCGAGGGTCGTGTAAAAAAACCTTTCTTATAAAGTAGATTACAATGGAAGACCTCGCCGAATACCTCCGGGATCCGTTCTCAGCGGCGTTGATCGCGGCAGCCATCACCGCGCTGTACATCAACGTGAAGCAGCGCATCAACAACGAGGGACAACTTCCGCTCCACGCCTACACCAAGCCGGCGATTTTGAACGGCATCATGGTTTACTTCATCGTCTCCAACGGGCTCGCCCTCAAGGAGCCGATTTCCACCGAACCGTTCTGACTTAAAGAAAACTCTCATTAATTAGATACAATTGACACAGCGATGTCTACCAGTGTTGGGGCTTTCAACGACATGATGGGGCAGTTCCTCTGCGAACTGTCCAAATCGATTCCGAAGGAGGCGGGCATCAAGAAGTTCTTGACGTCCTTCGAACTCCTCCGGAGCACGAACCCGAGAGCGATCGTCGACGCGTTCATGAAAGGGGTCTCTCCGTACGCGGAGATGATCTCGAACCGGGACGAAAACCTCCTCTCCGAAATGTCCAAGATGGATTACCTCAAAGACTTGAACATCCAGACCCATTGGTCGGACTTGAGCGCCAACACTAGGAACGCCGTTTGGAGTTACCTCCAGACCCTCTACATGCTCGGCACCACCATCACCGCGATCCCGCAAGAGACGCTCGGCGCGATCGAAGCCTTGGCGAAGGATTGCGCGGACAAGATGCAGAGCTCCGACGGCACCGTCAACCAGGAAGCGTTGATGAAGATGCTCGGCGGTTTGGGCGGTAGCTTCGGGCAATAAAACCTTAACATAATGTAATAAAGATGTCTCGAACGTGGTTCGACGATCCGAAACAACTCATCCGAGCCGATAAAGTGCAAAACTTTTGGCCCACCGCGTCGCAAACTTCAGAAGAGAGAATCAACAGCGCGTCTCGTTTTGTCATCTACGCCACGTCGGTGCTCTACCTCATTCGCCGCGATCTGCGTCTGTTCGTCCTCGGCGCCACCGTCCTCGCGGTGCTGTACGTCATGTTCCGAAGCGACATGGTCACCAACCCGGTCGGGCGCCAGACGCACACCGACAACGACCAGACGAACGTGCAGTTGCCGACCAAGGACAACCCGATGGGGAACGTCCTCCTCACCGATTACACCGACAAGCCGAACCGACCGTCCGCGGCGTGGTACCCTTCGGTGAAGCCGTTCGTGCAGTCCAACTTGGAGAAAACGTTCACCTTCGACGCCGGACGCTCGAGGACGCCCCTTCCGGAGCACCAACAGCGTTTCGCCGCGCGTCAGTGGGCGAGCATGCCGGTGACGACGATCCCAGGCGACCAGACCGCGTTCGCGGAGGCGTGCTACGGCGCCAAGTTCGCCCCGATGTGCAAAGACGGCGCCACCGGTGTGTGCAACCCGAACGCGCGCGGGGTGCAGTTGGAGGCGTTCGCCGGAATCGGTGGCGACGGGGACAAGAGGAGTGGCATGCACGGGGGAACGACGTTCGCCTAAATTAAAAAATCTCAAGGTATATCAGTACATTCCAAATGGCTTATCAACTCCAACCCGGTGTGAAGATTCTCGAAGACAAGGCGCTCCCACCGGAGAGTGCCACGGACAACTTTTTCGCTTATCCTCAGCCGAGTACGTTGAACTACGTCGAGCGTCGCCCGAGCACGATGATCTACGGCACCGCTCCGTTCAAGGCGGGTAAGGGCGCTCCAGCCCACCTCATCGAACTCGACGATTCCATGCGCCCGCAAAGCACCACCCGCCACAACGTCGGGTACGCCGAGCCGCACAAGCAAAACTACCACCCGTTGCTCAACGTGGAGTGCCAACTCCCGCTCAGAACCATCGATTTCGAACCGGCGAGCTCCCGCGCCGATCTTCAGAACGAGATGTTTTCTCAGCGTTACATGCCCACGCAAAAATAATGTTTGGAATAAGTAAAGAATATGGCTGACCCTATATCTTTGTTGGCGATCGCAGGGCTCGTCTTCGCGGGTCGTAAGATGTCCGATCCAGTGGTCACCGCCGAAGCACCAGCCGTGGAGCAGGTGCCGAAGCCGCCGCTCTTGGAGGACGCCGAGATCGTCGTCTCCGATGAGCCGTACTTCGTCGAAGCGTCGGAACCAGACGGTGGGAAGCGGGAGATGGCGTCCTTCGCCGAGATCGCCCCGCAACAACGGAGCGACGGCACGGAAGTGTTGAACATGCGCAACCGCCTCTACGATAACGGGCGGATGAACAACCTCTCTCCGGTGGAGAAGCAACTCGTCGGTCCGGGTCTCGGCGTCGCCGCGGACGTCCCGGCGGTCGGTGGTTACCAGCAGATGTTCAGAGTCGCCCCGGTGAACACCGGGGAGTACAGACTCACCCAACTCCCCGGGCGCGTGAACCACGGCTTCGACGTCAAGGGGGGTCGACGCACGGTGCAGACCATGGTGCAACACAACCGCCCGGAGAAGACCGCGCAACTCGACCAGAGGCTTCCACCGGTCGCCGGTCGGTCGGTGTACACCGGCGTGACCCCGAGAAACGAGCAAGAGCGCACGAAGCGCCCGACCAACCGATCCCAAACCGGTCTCCGCACGGACGGGCTCAACAACGCCCCGCCGAAGCGGTTCATCTCCGCCCAGGCGATCCCGCAGGCGCCGACGCGATTCAAGACGGACAACGACGCGGTGCGCTTCGGCAACCCGCAACCGGGTCTCAGCGATTTCCGGGGTGGCTACGAGCAGTCTCCGGCGGCGCAGGTCGGGAAGAGCGACGCCGAGCTCATGGCGCTCGGCTTCCGCATCGACGACAAGAGAGGCGTGGAGACCAACCGGGTGGCGAACAGGGGGAGAATGAACGTGTGCCAACAAGCGGGGAAGATCACGACGGCTCGGTGCGACACGTCGAGGATGGACGGTCGATTGGCCGCGGCGAACGGGGGATGGCAGCAAAACTACAGGCAGAACGATTACCACAAATTCAACGCCTTCAAGGGACACGAGAACCCGTATGCGACCCCGGAACACCTCAACTCCACCAAAATGCAACTCAAGAACAACCCGTACGCACAGTGCTGGTGAAAAAAGTAAACTATTTGTATAAAAACCATCTTCATTAAAATTCCAAACTAATTGTAATGAAGGTGTACACACTAGACATCGACAGCGGTGAGAGAGATCCCACCGTGCACCCGACGTCTAACAATTTTATCGTCGATCTGGCGACGCCCATCTACAACGTGACGAAGTTGGAGGTCCTCTCCGCCAGGGTTCCGGCGTCCGTTCCGTTGATCCACGCCCACAACAACAAGTTCAGCGTGACCGATGACGTCAGCACCTACACCGTGACCCTCTCCCCGAGTGCGGACTATTCCTCAGGAGGGAACATCGCGACCCACCTCGAAACGCAGTTCACCGCCTCCGGATGCGACACCGTCGACACCGTGGCGTACACCGGGGGGAAGTTCGTCTTCTCCAACGCCGCGGGCACGGACGCCTTCACCCTCGATTTTCACAGCGGTGTCGATGGGTGGACGTCCAACACGCTCACGAGGACGACGCCGAACCAAATCTTGGGATTCTCCGCCGCGGACCAGGCGTCCACGTCCGTCGGGGTCCTCACCGGGGGGACACCGGATTTCGCCCACGCCCCGAAGACGTTCGTCTTGCGGGTGACCTCGGGTTCGGACAAGATCAACCAAGAGGCGTTCACGAACACCCCTTTCTACACCGGGGTGTTCATGAACAACAACGCCTCCGGTTCGGACTCCTACCTCACGTTTTCGGGAACGGACGACGCCATCATGCACGACGAACACAGGAAGGAGATACGACAACTCCAACTGGAGTTCCTGTACAAGGAAAACAACAAACTCGTCCCGGTGGACTTCGGTGGGAGAGACTACGCCATCAAGTTTCACATCCACGGGTCCAAGGACAAGTTGGAAAACCTGCCAAAACTGACCGAGGAAGAAGTTTCAAATCTAGAGTTGCCACCACCTGTGCACATTCCTGAACTCGTCGTGAGAGAGAATCTGAATAAGTGGGAGCAATGGATACCCATCGCGGTGATTATAATTATCGGGGTCGTCCTGATACGAGCGCTTAGCGTCCAATCGCGTAGATCGGCGCCGCCGGCTTCGTGACTTGCGCGGACACAGAGGACACCAAGAGGAAGACGGCGATGGACAACAAGGTGGTCATGAGCGCCGTGACCGCGAGTTGAAGACCCGTGTTCTTCGGTCCCTTGATGATTTGGCTGATAGCCCAGCGAGCGACGTCGTTCCACGACATAGCCGCGGCGAAGGCGAAACCTTGCGTGAGGGAGTTGAGCGATTGCTTTTCCAACATTTGCGTGATGACGGTGACCTGTTCAGACATGGTGAGTGTGTATATTACTTACCGTAGAAAAAATTTATTCCGGAAGAAGTTCCTCTTTCTGCAATAACTTTTTGTACTGGGGTTTCTTCAAGATGCCCTTGTTGTTGTTGAGCACCTCCTGATGTTCATCCTCCTCTTCATCGGACGATTCTTCCTCATCCGATGAAGAACTGTCGTCGAAGATCGTGAAGTTCTTCCTCTCCGGAGTCCACCCCGACCATCCCCGGGGTGGACTGTCAGGGGATAAGGTCTTCATTACTATCTATTGCTTTTTTAAGAAGAGTTTCCGCTGGATTTTGTGGCACCCAGGTCTCCCAGTCTTCGAGGGCGCGGTCGATCGCCCTGAACGTTTCGTCCTCGCCTGTGTACGAGGTGAAATCCTCCTCTGGGACGTCCACGAATTCCGGTTCCCACTCCTCCTCCTGCTCCTCGTCCCCCTCCTCTTCCTCCTCCTCCTCTTCCAACTCTGGAAGAATCGAACCGATGTGTTTGCCCACGGAGTGCATGGCGGAGTACTTGATGCTTCGCTCGAAATCCTGGATGAGGACGGTCGACCGTCCGCACGCGTTGGCGTACTGACTCGCCAAGATGATCGACAATTCCAGGACGGGTTGCATGATGTCCACGAGGGCTTCCGCTTCTCTGTCCATCTCTTACCTTCTGTCATCAAAAAGAGTTCGGCATTTTCCCCCAACGATGCGCAAAACGTTGTAGGACAGCGCGTAGACGCGAACCTCGCGCCTGTGTTCGGACGGGAACAGGCTCATGTCCAGGAGTTGCTCCTTCACGAGGGAGAGGTTCACCTGACCCGTCGGGTACGGCTTCTCCGGTTCGGTGCCAAAGGCGTAACTGTAGAATCTCCGGATGAGTTGGGTCTTCGAGTGGTGGATGCCGCCCTGCACCGCTTTGAGGAAGGTGATGCCCTTCCCGGTGACGTCCGAGAGGATGACCTGGTCGTCGAACTTGAGGGTGAGGTAGTCGAGGTGCTCGTACAACACCAACCGACCGTCGTGGTACTTCCCGTAACCGTTACCGGAGTACGACACGTTGTAGTTGTCGTAATCCAGGGGCGTGCAGTGGTCCACCAACCCCTCGTTGTCTTCCCTCTGAATCACGAAATACAACTCCTTCGTGGGGTGCTGGAACTCCAACTTCATCCTGTGGAGGGTCAGGGGGTCGTCGTACGCCGACGACGCCGGCACGCTCGACTTTTGCACCTGAATCTGCGTGAACACCGTGTCCATCGGCGTGTTCCTGAGCCTCACCACCTCCGCCCGGTCCACGAAGGCGACGTCCACCTCCATCTTGAAGTCCACCAACGCCATGGGTTGGTCGTCATCCGACTGCGTGATCGTGGGTCTGATGGCGAAGGTGTTCGTGTCCAGGGCGACGACGAGCGGGGCGTAGTCTCGCAGTTTCACCTCCACGGTGATGTCCCGCTCCTTGTGCAACGCCGCCAACGGGAGGGACAGCGTCGGGTTCCTGTAAAAATAGAACGGAATGTCCACCAAGAATTCCTGGTCTTTGTTCGCCCCGGGACGGACGGCGTCCGCGGTGGACTTGTCCGTGCCTGACAGGTTGTAGTACGTGTTGAGGGTGTCGTACAGGATCGTGCTCGAACTCACCGGGGTCGCCGCCGAGCGCACGGCGTACTTGCCCACGAGGTTTTTCAGAGCCGTCTGTTTCGTCTGGGTGAAGTAGTGTTCGCTGTAGATGGTGAGCCAATCCGAGGTCAGGCGCTGCACCGGGATGTCCCCGATGAAGAGTTCCACGGACTCGATGAGGGCGTGTCCGACGCTCTCGATGTACCCGTACCGCGTGTTTCCGGTGCCGAGATTTTGCCTCGCGATCGCCGGAAGTTTCATCCGGAGGGCGACGTTCGTGAGGACGTCCCCTTGGTTCACCGGAATGCGAAACTTGACTTTTTTCCCAAAGTCCCCGGGCTCGTCCGGGTCCAGGGTGACCGTCTCCTTGGCGTACGCCCCGTGTTTCCTGAAGACTTTTCGCCAATACGTGTACTCTGGGTCATCGGTGAAGTACCGGTCGCTGATTCCAACGGTCTCTAATTGGACCCGACCCGCCATTCTGATATATACATGGCATTAAAATCGTAAACCACATAACCCGGCGTTGATTGTCATCTGGTTGTAGCTTAAAGCGTACACCCGGACGTTGTTGTCCCCGACGAACACCGGCTCGATCTCCACCGTGAGGAGCTTGTGGGCGATCCGGGACATGTTCACCTGACCGGTCGGGTACGGTTTGTCCGGTTCCGCGCTGAAGGAGTACATCCCGAACTCCGAGTAGAGGTCCACCTCGACGTGGGTTCCGGACGGATTCAGCGAGGGGTGGGGCTCGTAGATGGGCACGTCCAGACGGGTCGCCGGGCAGTTCACGTGGTGCTTGAGCGCCTGCGCGTACGTGAGCTGCAACCGGTCCATGTCGAAGACGACCTCGTTGTTGAACCGGAGGGCGACCCGCTTGATTTTGTTGTAATCGTTCACCAGGTTGTAGTCCTCCGCGGTCACCCCCTGACTCACGAAGAAGAGTTCCTTCACCGGACCGGTGAAATTGATCATGACGCTGCGCTCCGTCTCCCCCTCTGGAATTTTGAATTTCGCAACCTGCAACTGGGTGATGGAGTACTGAAGTGGGGTGGACATGAGGTAGGCGCGCTCCTCGGGGGTCACGAAGACGAACTCGCTGTCCAGTGAGAGATTCTTGACGCTCGCCGACACACCTTGGGCGACGTCGGCGGCGGACAAGCCGTACCACACCATCTGATCGAACGGGCGAAGTTTCAGGCGAACCTCCACCACCTGCTTCGTGAGGGCGCAGGTGGGAATGCTCAGCGAAGGGTTCTTGTGGAAATAAAAGGGGAGGTCCAAAAAATACGTGTAGTCGTCTCTGTACACGAGAAAGTTTCCGTGTCCGTTGAGGAAATACAGGGTTTGGTCCACCTCATCGTTCGTGTGTTGCAGTTGATTGTACAAGTAGATGTACTCCCCGGTGATCCTCTCGATGACCTGCGCCCCGATCACGAGTTCGGCGTACTCGATCAGGTGACTGCACACGGAGGGCGGGTAGTACTTGTCGTTTTTGTAATTCGGAATCGCGCCGCCGATGTCCGGGGTGGGATCGGAAAGTTTTATCTTCAGGGTCATCGTTCGAAGGAGGTCCCCTTTGTCTTTGGGCACGCGGCACACCACCTCCTGCCCGAAATCGATCGTCCCATCGAACGGGGTCTCGATCTGCTCGATGCTGAACTTGGTGTGTCTCCGGAATCTCGTCAGGAAGTGGCTGTATTTCGGCTGCCCTGTGAGCCACTGGTCCATCAAACCGGTGGCGGCTAAGTTCAATCGTCCAGCCATACTAATATTAGGTGAGTAAAATTTTAACAAATAAAACAGGACGTTAATCGTAGAATGCAACTTCAGTTGAGAAAATTCAAACCGGAGACGATGGGCGACGATCGCGTGTGTGTTTTTCTGGGGAAGCGTAACACCGGTAAGTCGACGCTTATCAAGGACATCATGTACTACAAGCGTCACATACCAGCCGGTATATGCATGTCGGGCACGGAGGACGGGAATCACTACTACCAGTCCTGGATCCCCGATCTGTTCATTTACCCAGAGTACGATCGTGAGGCGGTCGAACGTGTCATGGACAGACAGAAGAAGTTGGTAGCCCAAGGCACGAAGAACTGCGGGGCGTTCCTTCTGTTTGATGACGTGATGTACGACGCCAAGTTTCTCAAAGAACCCATCCTGAGACAGATCGCCATGAACGGGAGGCACTGGAAACTGTTCGTCATGATGGCGTTTCAGTACTGCATGGACATGCCCCCGGCGATCCGGTCGAACATCGACTACGTGTTCCTTCTCCGGGAAAACATCGTTGGCAACCGGGAGAAGATTTACAAAAACTTTTTCGGCATCTTCCCCACGTTCCAAGCGTTTAACCAGGTCATGGACGCGTGCACGAACGATTTCGAGTGCCTCGTCCTCGATAACACCTCGCGTTCGAACAAGATCGAAGACGCGGTCTTTTGGTACAAGGCTGACCTGAAGAAGCCAAAGTTCAGGGTTGGCGCCCCGCAGTTTTGGAACGTCCACAACAAGTTGTACAACCCGAAGCACTACCTGAAATCCAAAGAGGAGGAGAAGCCCAGAGACAGGAAGACGCAAATCACGGTGAAGAAGAAAAAGTGATGTTGCGTCATCAGGGGGGAACAGAAAACATGAAGGTACAGTAGAATGGTGGAGACATTGAACTTGCACGACGACGGCGAGGGATACGTCACCCTCGAACAACCGAAACCGCAACAAACGTCCCCGGTGAAATCCAACGCGTCCACTTCGTTTCAAATGAACGAAAAAAATCTCGCACAACAACAACAAATGCCCATGGATTCCACTCCTCTCCAAGACATCATGGGTGACGACCAAAACCTCGCCAACGGTGGCGTGATGATGGAGGCACCGGTCATGCAGCAGCAGCCGCGCGTCCAAAACTTGCAGGGCGTCCAGGCGCCGCCGCAAGCGCAGATGGGCATGGGACAGATGATGCCGCAGCAGCAACCGGAGGTGAAGCCGGAGTCCAAGAACCCGCTCAACCTCACCGACGACCAGATGGTCGCCCTCTTGGTCGCCGCGTGCACCGCCGTCGCCGTCTCCAAGCCGGTCCAAGACAAACTCGTCACGAGCGTGCCCAAGTTCCTCTCCGAGAACGGCACCCGCTCGATGGTCGGTCTCGGCGCCACCGGTTTGGTCGCCGCCGCCCTCTTTTACTTCTCCAAGTCTTACGTCGTCAAGGCGTGAGTTCACTCATCGGAGATGTGCTGACCGCAAAACTTTGTGTTTGCCGGAATTTTTTCATACAATCCCAGATTGATACACATGTCTCTCAGTTCAATGTAGTTCGACCAAAATTCTTTGGAGTGAGAATACGTATCCACCGTGCAGTGCGCCAACTCATGTATGAGGACGTGGAAGATCTCGTTCGGGGTCCCGTCCAGGCACAGGGCGATGTCTTCCCCCTTGTTCGTGTTGTACCCCACCGTGTCCCCGTGCATCTTCGTGAACCCGGTGACCGGTTTCGCGCGCCAGATGTTTTTAAACTTGACGTGGTTCTCCTCGCGAAGGTGCGTTCGCAAGATCCGGTACTTCTCCTTCACCTGCACGAGCTCCGGGGGTTCCACCGTGTTCCTCAGCACCCAAAAGTTGATCAGGAGGAGCGTAGCCAACACGATCATGATGCTTCTTTTTATAAACGAAGATAAATTTCGAGTACAACTCGGAGATGTGTCCCCTGAGCGGCTCCCACAGGAGCAGGGTGAAACCGATCTTCTCCAACTCCGTGACGAGGACGTCCTTGTAACAGATGGGCTCGGGACGGGGTCCGTCGGCGTAGAACGGCGTATCGACCAGGTGCACCCAAAGCTTCTCACCAAAGCCACCGTTACCATGCTGTTTAGTGATAAAGAAATTCCCGTCTCCGTCTCGGAGAGGGGTGCGGGCGATGATGCTCTCCGAGTCCGGAATGATCCCGAAGAGGTGCCCACCGGGGGCGATCCTGCGCTTGATCTCGCGTAGGGACTCTCGGAACAGGTCCCGGGTCTCGAAGATGTAGTGCAGGGAGAAGTTGTAACACACGACGTCCCACCGACGCGCCGGACACGCCCGGATGTCCCCGACGTAGAAGCCGTTGACGCGGATCTTCATGTTTCGAGCCCGCGTGCGAGCCTCCTCGAGCGCTTCCGGGGACGGATCGCACATGCTCACGTACGCCCCGACCCGGCGCCACTTTTGGAGGTCCCCACCGAACCCGGCGCCGACGTCCAAGACGCTCTGCCCCTCCCGGACCACGCGCTCGATCAGGGCGCGCTTGGCGTCGTTGTGGTTTCTCCGGATCTGCTCCATCCTGAAATGACGTTTGAAATTTTTCACAGACTTAAAGTCACCCCACCATAGATAGATATACAGCCACGACCATGTCGCTCGAGCAAGATTACATCACCGTTCCGGGACAAAACTTTGTCTGCCTCTCCATCGTCGGACCCTCCTGCCCGCAGAAGACCGACAAGTTTGGCATCAAGATTCGCGGGTGCTTCGGTACCCGGGAGGAAGCCGCGAACCACGCGAAGAGGCTGCAGAAGGAGGACGCCACCTTCGACATCTTCGTCGCGGACATGTACAAGTTTCTCTTGATTCCACCGGACCCGACGGAGATCGAGGACTCGCACTACGCCGAAGACAAACTGGAAGAACTCATGACTGGTTACAGAGATAACCAGCGCGCCGCCGCCAAGCTCTTCGAGGAGCGCAAGCGCGACATGATGGAAAACAAGGACAAAGAATACTTCAAGCCCGGTGATGAGAACTCCAAGTTTTACACCAAACCGGATGAATCCCCGTTGGAGCACCCGGGTGAGATTCTCGAGAGATTGAAAAAGGAACAACCCGAAAAGTCCATGGAAGAGCTCGTCAAGGAAGCCGATGCCATCGTCGCCCAACAAATCGAGGAGCGACGCAAGCAGCGTGAAGCCGAACCGGAAGCCGAACCGGAAGCCGAACCGGAAGCCACCAAGTCTGAAGAATAAAAATGTAGAGTTTTAATAAGAATGACATTTTTCAGTATCATCCTCAACGTCATTACTATAGCCATCGTCGTCTATGCTTTGGTTTTCCAGGGCGACAAACTAGGTGCGAAGAAGAAAACCGAAACACGAGTGATCGCGACGGACGTGTACGTGGACAACGAGAAAGATCCCCTCGTGGTGAGTCGATCGTATTTTACAGAAAATAAGTACGGTGATATTGGCAAATTTGTAGGCTACTCAACTGTACCGGAGGATCATTGGCTGAATGGTCTGAGTTTTGCCCATGAAGAATCCTAAGATGAAGGCGACGAACACTAAGATGTAGGTCATCTTGTCGAGGGAGGCAAAGTCAAACTTCCCCTCGTCGTGTACCGGGTAGTGGTGCATAGGTGGCGGTTGCTGGTACATCATGTGCTGGGACTGGTCGTAGTAAACGTCGTCCAGGTGGGACGAGTCCTCTTCCTTGGGAAGCGCGTGATCGAGGGGCTTCATCTCATCCGAGACTTTCGGGTCGAACGTGATAGGGTTGCCGATGTCGGTCTCCATGATTATTATTACAAACGCCATTTCTTTTTAAGTCTCTGTCTCTGAGTCGGACTCGTCGTCGTCTTCGTCATCGAAGTCTTCCTCGTAGTCGTCCCCTTCCTCCCCTTCCTCCTCGACGATGAAGTCTTGCAAATCCTCTCCATCGTCGTCGTCTTCGTCGTCCTCCGAACAAGACATCTCGTCTTCGGTGTCCAGTTCGGAACCGGCAAGGTCACTGTCGTACTCGCTGTCCGTGTAGTCGTCCTCGAATCGCCCCTCGACTATGTCCGGGGTGTAGACGGACGAAGGAGACTTGATGATTCTTCCGGAGCGCGTCGTGACTGTAGCCATGGTCTTTGCTTTACATTTTATTGGACTCTATCGTTTAAGTATTTGGGGAAGAATTTTTGTCCTTTTTTGATCGCGTGCTCTAAGATGACTTCTTCCATTTTTTCACCGATTTGCCGGGCGATGTATTCCACGTCATCCTCGATGTTATAGTTGTTATACATGGACACGTTCCGGAGGTGGTCGAGGCTCGTGTACAAAACACCCGCGGCGACACGGGGTGTGTCGAGGTAGAGGGGCACGTCGTTGAGGTACTTGAGGAAAGCCTTGAACTCTTCTGGGTTCGCACCGGAGTACGCGTGCGCATCCTGCTTCAAAGATGCCAACCCGTCGATGTCATCGAAGAAATCTTTCCGTTGGGAAGACAGGTAAAGCATGTATCCGGAAACTGCGAGGAACAAGAAAGCGTTACTCATCTACTTTAGTGTCATGAAAAATATTTGACTCACTCACCCAACAGGTAAGAAAAACTTCTCTTGAGGGGAATGTTAACATTTTTTATTTTTTCCAAAATGTATGAAATCATCATACCTTAATGTCACCCCGGAAAAATAATATTTGGTCTGGTTTCCCGGAGTGATATTTGATCTCAAAATTATTTTTTTCTTGATCACGATCGAACTTTTTTTTTTCACACTCCTGAAATATATATGAGTGATCAATAAAGTTTTGGAACTTTCATGATCATGGATCAAAGATCTTGATCACGATCGAACTTTTTTTTTCACACTCCGGAAACATATATGTGTGATCAATAAAGTTTTGGATAAAAATTATTTTTTTTCTTGATCATGGATCAAAGATCTTGATCACGATCGAACTTTTTTTTTCACACTCCGGAAACATATATGAGTGATCAATAAAGTTTTGGATAAAAATTATTTTTTTTTCATGATCATGGATCAAAGATCTTGATCACGATCGAACTTTTTTTTTCACACTCCGGAAACATATATGAGTGATCAATAAAGTTTTGGATAAAAATTATTTT